TTTTTTTTCCTTCGGTGTGATGCGTGATGCACGCATTTTTATCATTGCGTCCGCTTTAGCGGCGCAAGTGGTGAGAGAAGGCTTTTCCATGCCTTCTCGTAAGTAACCTGGATGTTCACTCATGTGAACGAGGCCCGCGAAGTATATGTCCCAGGCTAGCTGGGTCTGCTCGTTCACATTCGATCCAGGTTGCCCGGTATGCCGTAAGTCGGCAACGGGCGCGCAGCTTTAATGTCGAAATAAAAGTCTGCGATGAAGTGGGGTTCTGTTGCTATTGCTATTGCTCGATCGAGAGGCACGCCCAGGTTGGCCGTTATAAATGTATCTCCGAGCGTTGGTAGTGATGCGAAGTCCTCAGATAAGTGCCACGCTGCTAGCGTGCCTGCCGCGTCAACGCGGAATAATGAGCTGAGGCGATTTTGTATGAACCGATATTCGGCATATCTTTCTTGATAGCCGAAAACGAGTTCATCGTTCGCTGTTCCGTCCGACCAGATTTCACGGTTCAGGACGGATTGTTCCCCGATCATTGAAAGGACGGGGTAGAAGAAGTCATAGCGAGTAGATTTTTGCCAGTACCGATCTATGCCTTGTGAATACGTAATGTCGCCACGGACGTTAACGAGTCCGAGAAGAACGCCGTGTTCGACGAATGATTTTGAGAATGAATGTGTGCCGGATACCGTACCGAATCCGGCTAAGTTTCCGAGCTTGTCGTTTGCGACAGGTGCAGGTTGCCCGGAAGTTTGCGCCACTGGCGTTACATTAATAGCCTGAGACCCTCCGCCGAGAAACTCGGCGCGTTGGAGTCTGTGGTCTGGTGATGTAACGCCCCAGTGTGCTTTTAGTGCTTCGACGTAGCGAGTACCTGCTCGCGCATCGCGCTCCAGGAGTCTTTGAGTTTGAAACGCCAGTCTAATGTCGTTAATGTTTGGTGCGATTGCGGTAGCAAGATCGGCATACAGAACGTTGGTCTGATTGCCTACTACCGTATCGACCGACAGAGAGGTCCCCGCCGTCTCTAGTGAGCGATAGCCAGCTTCGGTGTCGTCATAGACGTCCACCAGCGTCAGTTCACCGAGTTTTGAATGTATCTCGGCTGACGTACCCAGTGGCATAGAAACGGCGGTACCTTTTTGCGGTGCCGTGAGGCACGAGGTGAAATAGTCAAAACGCTTTCCGCGTTTTTTTGGGACTTGGCGGTATTCTACCGCGGCGTCATTGTCCGGCCCGTTGCCGGTTAAGTTTGCAAGCGAGTCTTGCAAGTTTTCGTCCCTGTACCAATCGTTCCAGATTTTTCTATAAGCCCGGAACGGTAAGGCCGAAACTCCGACCACATCATTAGGGACAAGTCCCAGGGGCAGACCCATATAATCGCCCAAGGTTCCCAGGTCGATGGTTCCTGCCCCGCTGATGGTCGGGATTGAGAAGGCGATTGTATCGCCAGGGTCATCTTGCGCGCCGTGAAACTTTTCAAAGTTATCCCATAGAATGCGATACGGCACGAAGAAGAATTGTGTATCCGCGTACATGTTATCCATGATCGGGAATAGAGGTGTAGCCAAGCGCATAAAGAAAGATGCGCGAACATTCCAGGTGTCTCCCGGAATTATATCGGCTACTAGAATTGGTATTAAATAGTCAACGTCAAATGTCGTTTTATGTGTATGCGACAGATTGAAAGATGATCGCGGAATATCCGCGCGCGGCACGTTACTAAATTGGTGTTGGCTTCTCATCTTCCCCGTTCCCTATGTTGGTTTCGAATAACTCGAGATTGTTGCGGTTGACCGTTTGGGCCGACGCTACGCGTTCGAGCCCGTTTGCGAGGCTAGAATTATCCTCGTTTGTAAGTGTCCCGTTCCTGTCATCAAAGATGCCGAGACGGAACAGAGTGTAGTCGGCAGGATGTTTGCCGATTGGGTGTTCCGAATCGCAAGCGATATCGGTAAATGATCGGATAGCTTCACCATCCGATTGTGTATAGAAAGGCCGGCTGTAAAGACCGGATGCCTGATCGAAGATCGAATAACAGTTAAGTTTCATTAGAGTGCCCTTTGTCGTTGAGATTGGCGTGCGCGAGCGCACTTGTATTTGTCCATTAATCGTTCGGGAGTGAAATCCTCCCGGTGTTCTGCGATCCAAACTTGCCGTGCTGATTTAACCAGGTCAAGTGTCTGCGGATCGCTATTTTCGAGCATTTTTTCGTAGTACCTAGGTACTTTTTTGATGATGCCTTTTCCTGGGATAGGCGATTCGTCCGCAGGAAAGAAGTCTGTTTGGAATTTTGCATAGAAGTCTCCGCCTATGCCGCCTGTCGAATTTTTGCATGATTTTTTATGACAGGTTTGGCAGGTGTGACCAAGAGACATTGTGATGTAAGGCGGTTTAACCCAGAAGGCAACGCCGTATTCGTCGTTGCGCAGATAAGTATCAAGGGACCGCGGTCCCGTGATTTTTTTAAGTATGTAGCCCGCGGTATAACTCGCGGTCTCGAAGTTAAGTTGGCCGATGGTGCAGAACCCATACGGCCAAAGATTTTGTAGAGTTTCGCTCTCAAAGGTAGTAATGCCTTGCTCTTGTTGATAGACGAATTGATCGTCAAATGTGCAGTTGAAGAGACAGGCATGATAGTGAGGTCTGAGGTTTTCGTCGCCATATTCGCCGCAATGAAAATAGCGAATTTTCTGAGGGAAGTGTCGGCGTAGGCGTTTGATGAAGTCTCTAAAGTGGTGGTAGTTAAGCGAATAGTCTTCAGGGACGTAGTGTCCATTTCTGAATTGTTTTGTGGTGCACTCGTTTTTGCTTCGATAAGTGAAAGTGACGAAGCTATTGCCGTGATCGTGTTCATGCAGACAGCTCTCGTGGACGATTCGCATTGCCCACATAAGAGTGCGATCAAGACGACAACCGAGGCACTGACCGCAAGCAACTTCCATCTTGCCGATAGTGTGAGACGTTCTTTTGAATACCAGGGAGCCATTAGCGTCCTTGAATCCTTTCAGGGGGGAATAGCATGCCATTTATAGGCGGGTGCCGCCGCGCATGTTACCCAGGCGAAGGTTCCTTGGATGAACGCCCGAGTTACCTCGGAAGTTTTTGCGTGATTGTCTACGGGAGAGTTTTCGACGTCGTCTAGCCATTGCTTTGTTCCTCGTAGGCGAAGCCACAGAGCTCCGCCATTTGACGAGAGGTTTGCGAGAGTGTTGCCGGCGAAGTGTTGAGATTGACGAAAGAGCTGTCCCCGTCCACCCCACATTGAAGGGAGGTGACGGAGCAGCCCATCGCCAGAAGGGCACACACGGCAATAATGAGCCTTTTCATAGTGCCTTTTTACTCCCGTTTTTTGTTTTTGGCTAGGTGTTTTGTGTCACCTAGCCAGTACAGTATCAAGTATCTGCTGTACTGGGCTCCTGAGGAGCCTGGGGGACCGCCGGCGGATCGGCCGGCGGCGCCGGCGGATCCGCTTCTGGCGGTATTTCGGCCGCGTCTTGCGCGGCCTGAGTGTCTGCGGGAATGTTCCCCTGGACGTTTATATTCTGCCGCCCTGGTTCAGCCAGGCCTGGCAGGAGTTTTGCGAGCCGGTCCTTATTGGCCGGATCGTTTACATACTCGAAGAATTCCGCAGGGCTCTGATTGAATTCTCGTCGTAGTTCGACAGGCAGGTCAGCGAACATTGTCGCTCCTGCTGCGATTTTTATTTGGGCTTCGAAGAAGTCGAAGCCTGAGAAGTCGCCATAGCGAGCTTCGTATTTATTAAGGTGAGATACGGTGCCCGATTTTTGGGCACGTTTAAGTATTTGGTTGATGTCGGTTTCATCCCGAAAGGATTGCTTAGTCCGACCATCTGTGTATTTAGGTTGTTTAGTTCCATTTTGAGACATAGCGTTTTCCTGTCGGTGGATATCGGTCGGCCCTAAAGGCCGACAGCGAATTATTTCGGGGGAAGTACCCCGAATTCTGATTTACGTTGCGAGAGTCTTTGATCTTTTATGGGTCGTTGCGAGGTTGGTGCTTTACCTCCCCGACCTATGAATGTTGTGGCGCCGGCGACTGCCGCGATTGGGATAGCCATTTCTTTTAAGAAGTAGAGGACTGCTCCGGTTTTGCCTTGATAGATGAGTTTGAATAGTTCCGCCTTGCGTTGATTGATTTCCGCTGCGCTGGATGCAGTCTTTGCTTCGGCGAGTAGTTTTTCTGTCATTGCTCTTGCTTGTGCGGCTTGTCCTTGTAGTGCTTGTACTTGAGAGGCTACCATCTCTGTTTGTGCTCTAGTGAGTCCTGTCTGTGCGCCAATTTGTACTATTTGCTCTCCGACTTTGGTTGTCTCTGCTGCTACTTTTGTTGCTTGTGCGGTATTTAACGCTGCCTGGCTTGATTGCAGGTTAATTGTAGATTTCGTTTGTTTTGCCGCCAGCACGGCGTTAGTTACTTTTGATCCGCCTTCCGCGAATGCGGCCCCAACATTTTGTTGGGGTGCGGTCCCGCGTCCCCCAGGGGTGGACGCTTCGTGCCTTGCGGCTAATATTGGATTGAGGCCAGCTTGTTTTAAGTCGAACATTCGACGTCGCACTGCCGTTCCCGACATGCGCGCCTGGAAGTCTCGATCTAGCTGAGCCTCTTGTCGATTGCGCCTGTTGGCGCTTGCTTGGCCGGCTGCGGAGAAGATTCCCGCCGCGGCGCCGCCTATGAGTGCTGCGCCAACGGCCATTTTTTTTTCCTTCGGTGTGATGCGTGATGCACGCATTTTTATCATTGCGTCCGCTTTAGCGGCGCAAGTGGTGAGAGAAGGCTTTTCCATGCCTTCTCGTAAGTAACCTGGATGTTCACTCATGTGAACGAGGCCCGCGAAGTA